CAACATTACATCACAGTATGTCCTGAAAAATTAAATGAAGCTTTATGTTACAAAGATTTATATACAACATATCAATCTATGTTAATGAACCCAGGTGAAGTAAGCGAGACAGTACCATTTGAGGAAGCAATAATGGAATTAAAAGTAAAACAAATTCAACAAAGAATTGAACAACAATTATGGCAAGCTACTAAAAATGGTGGTTCTTGTTTTAATGGTTTAAAAACTTTAATCTCTACAGGTTCTACAATTGATGGTGGTTCTGCAGGTGTTGGTATTGGTGTATCTGCAAATGGTACAGCGTTTTCAACAACAGCAACTTACGGTCAAGATGGTAATGCTATTACTGAAGTTGATAAATTAATCAATGCTTTAGATGATAACGCTTTATCTCGTGAAGATTTAGTCGTTTTCTTATCTTATGCAAACTTCCGTATCTATTTACAGACACTTACTCGTGCTAACTTCTTCCAAAACTATATCGGTTCAACTGATGTAACTGGACAAATGGAAGCTACACATCCAAACACAAATATTAAAGTTGTTCCAACAATTGGTTTGAACGGTTCTAATCAAGTTGTTATTGGACCTAAGGAGTACATTGTCGTGGGATTTGATTTGCTTGACGATCATGAAAAAATCAATGCTTGGTACAGTGTTGACTTTGATGAATTAAGATTTAGAGCAAACTATAACTATGGTGTTACAATTGCAACATTCGGTTCAACTGTTTATTTTGCAACAAACAACTTAGCATAATATTAAAAAAACAAAAGGGGTGGAAGTCCCCTTTATAAAAATATAAAACAAACAAAATTATACATATATGTCAACATGTTTCCTTACCTCAGGTGTACAACTTGGATGTAGTCAAGGTGTGGGTGGATTGAATTATATTTACATCTTGGGTGGTGCATCAGGTGCAACAGTTTCAGGTGTTACTTATGATTCACAAGACCAAATCACTGGTGCAACTGGTAGCGGTACGTTCTATAAATTCCAATTGAAGAGAGCCTCTTCAAGTTTACAACAAACAGTAAATAAGAATTTTGAGAACGGCACAATCTACTACACCCCTGAATTAAAGATTGTATTTTATTATTACCAAGCTTCTTTACGTGACCAAGTGTTACTTTTAGCTCAGAATGATAACTTACAAGTAATCGGAGTGGATAGAAATGGTACTCAATACTTATTAGGTTTGTCAAATGGTTTATACGTTTCAGCAGGTACTGCTGCAACAGGTACAGCGTTTGCAGACCGTAATGGATGGGAAATTACTATGACAGGAATGGAGCCAAGCTTAGCACCTGTTATCAATGGTACTTTATCATCAGTATTTAGTGGATTTACTTTCGCGTAATTGGATTATCTCCAATGAATTACTCATAATAGAATGGGGATGGTTTTCCATCCCCTTTTTTATTACCATTCAGTTTTCAAAAATTTATATTTAATATTATGATATACATTAATAAAACTCAAGCAAATGAATTAACATTAAACATTGTTAACAACATTAGCTATTTTTATGTGAACTATACTTTTGTTTTTTCACATATAATGTCAGCCGAGGTAAAATCATATATATTGCAACCAACATTTGAAAATAATCGCTATGCTACCTTTAATCTTGATTTGAGTGCTGCTGGCGCCGATTTACCTTATGAAGGTCAATATAAATTACAAATTTTTGGTAATGGTACCGATATGGTTTATACCAACTTTTCATACGTTGAAGGAACACAAGAATCTAATCCATTCTTTGAGTACATTTCACCAAATGAAACTATGGAAAGCTACATATATATAAACGATGAAGGATTTAATCAAGGAACACAACATTAAAATTTATGGAAGAAAATTTAGATATAAACACAAACCCCAAATTAAACCGATTCAAAAAATTGGATTTTAAAACAGCTACCCTTCCTGTTTATTCGGAAATATTAGCTCGTTATCCTTGGGTGTTTTATGGTAATGATAATTTGTTACCAGATTACTTAATTGGACAATATAATGCTTGTGCAATTCACAAAGCAATTGTTGATACAAAAGTAAATCAAATAATGGGTGATGGGGTTGTTTCATTGGATAATCCGATGTCAACAATCTTTCCTGTTAATGGAAAAGAAGTTATTAGTGAGATAATGAGAAAATGTGCATTGGACTATATTTTGTTTGGGGGTTTTGCGCTCAACTGCATATGGTCAAATGATGGAAAATCAATTGCAGAAATTTATCACGTTGACTTTTCAAGGTTACGCTCAGGAAAATTAAATCCTGAAAATGACCAAGTTGATAGTTATTTTTATTCACCTCAATGGTCTGCAGCAAAAAAATTCCCTCCTCAAGAAATTTGTGCATTTGGTTCAAAGAAAAATGACCCAATTCAAATTTATTATCACAAGGATTATCAGCCAAATATGACGTATTACCCTGTGCCTGATTATAGTGGAGGTTTAATGGCTACAGAGATATTCGTGGAGATACAAAACTTCCATAAAAACAATTTGAGAAAGGGTATGTCACCAAGCTTATTCATATCAATGAATAATGGTATCCCTGGACCTGAGGAGCAAAGAATTATTGTTAGAGGTTTGGAAGAACAGTATAGCGGTAGCGATGGCGCTGGCCAAGCAATTGTTTCATTTAATGAATCAGCAGAACTTGCACCACAAATTACAATGATACCAAGAAATGAAAATGATAATTATTATTCAGTAGTTTACGAAGACATCATCAGAAGTATATTATCAGGACATAGAGTTAGCAGTGGTGAATTATTCGGTATTGCACAAGCAGGTAAATTGGGCAGTCAGAGTGACATCATTAACCACAGTGAGTTCTTTAGAAAATCCGTAATCCTGCCGTACCAGAATAAAATGATGCCAGTTTTTAATAAGTTGATGTCTTTATATACTGGTAAACAAACAACATTTGAAATTAAACCATTATCAATCTATGAGGTTGGTAATATAACAGAACAACCAAAAGTAGAATAATTATGGCAACAACTTTATTAGTGAGCGAAATTAAATTAAAGAGCTTCACAAATATTAACAAGAACGTAGATAGTGATTTGTTGAAATCAGAAATTCTGATTGCGCAAGATACAATACTTCAAAATATATTAGGTGGTCTTTTTTATAGACATATGTTATCGGGTGCAACAAATAATACATTAAACGCAGATGAATCAGAATTGTTAAACGAATATATACAACCTGCATTACTTCACGCAAGTTATTATACAGCAATCCCACATTTGCATTATCGCACTCTAAATCGTGCCATAATGGTGGGAGATAGTGAGTCATCAAAAGCAGTAGACTTTGAAACGATGAAATATCTTCGTAACATTCAAAAAGAAAGAGCAGACTTTTATATAATGCGTTTGCAAGATTATTTAATTCTTGGTTATGGTATTGGTAAATTCCAAACGTATATGACCCAAACTACTTTGGACGGGATGCTTCCAGACAGAAAGCAGGGCTATTCAAATGGATTATATCTTGCTTATGTAACACGTAAAGGTTATAGTGAAGCTAATATGATGAACGCAGGTATCCAAGGATACTCTGACTTACAAAATCAAAACCCTCCAGGAATGGATTGTATGTAATATGAAAGAACTATTAATGATGATAGTTCCTTCTATCGTTGCATATTTTATTGGTTATAAAAAAACTCAAGTTAAACTTGAAAAAGATAGACTTGCCAATCTTGAAAAATCAATCAAAATTTATCATCAAATCATCGAGGATATGACGAAAAAAATAGAATCCCTCTCCAGAGAAATTTCAAGATTGGAAGTTCAAATTCAGGATTTGATGACCGAGAATAAAAAATTAAAAAAAATGACATTATGATTATTCACGAGCTAAAAACACCCATTTGGGTGGAGACTCCGCTCGGAAAAGGAAAATGTATATGTTGGATTGATTATAATATTGATACCAACACAATTTGGAAAGTGGTGTTTATGGAAGATGGTAGTGTGAGGAATTTTGATGACGTTGACATAAGAGTAATTCCAAATTTAATGAACGGAGAAAAAATAAAAATACCAGATAATTGGAAAAATGCTGATAGTAAAAACATATCTTGATAAATCACCAATACACAATATTGGTTTATTTGCTGCCGAAGACATAAAGAAAGGTCAATTGGTTGGTAAAATAACTAATTTGGATGTTAAAATGAATAAAATCAATATAGCAAGTAGATATTTGGATTGGATGATAGATGTATATGTTGACAAGGGTGATTACATTCAAACATATATGGATGATATGCGATTTATGAACCATTCTGACGACCCAAATTGTTTGGATGAGGAAAACTATTGCATTGCAATAAAAGACATAAAAATGGGGCAGGAAATGACCTGTGACTACACAAAATTATAACATATGAGCACATTTAGTTTAATCCAACAAATTAAGTTGGACATCAAAAACGGAAAATTTAAATCTAAGAAAGATATAACTGCTAATGACTTCGCTGATTACCCTTGGGACCAGTGCGTAGCTGACCAAACAAAAGCTTATGGAAGCAAAGAAATTGCTGAAAAGGTTTGCGGAAAAATTAAAGCTGAAAATAGTTCAAAGCAATTCAAAGATATGGAAAATCCTTGTGAAGCAGGATATATTGCATATGGAACAAAAGATTTGGATGGTAGAGAAGTACCCAATTGTGTTCCAATTAAGAAATAAATTGAGCCCCGTAGAAACGGGGCTCTCTTATTGGATATATATTGGCACACAAAAATCTATTTGGGAATGGAAAATTCAACATCTTTAAATAAAGATGCCAATCCTGTGATTTGTTTTAATCTTAACAATTCATCTTTATCCATTCCAATATGTTTTATAATCCATTCATCACTCATTCCACTTTCCGTTAATTCAGCAACAATATTGCTCATAAGTTCAATTGAATGACTACCTCTTGCTCTGTTATGTCTAATGGTTGAAGCCATTCTATCATTTATATCTTTCTTTATTACCACAACTGGTAACATTCCTTTCTCTCTTTCAAATATTCTTTGACTTGTTTTTAAAGTTGTATATCTATGGAAACCATCCACAATTTCATATATATCTTCTTCGGGTAAATAATAACAAACCACTGGCATTGTATAACCATCTTCCCATATTGAGGTTTCCAATAATTTCATTTCGGGTGAAGCTACTGAATTTGGGTTATAGCTATTGGCTCTAATTTTATCTACTGGTACCGCTAAGACGTTGTAAACTGGACTCATATATTTTTGAATTTTAATTCTGCTTGTTTTCTTATTTCTGTTTCTTTCTTTGTGGCGCTAAATCCCATAAACTTGCATAAATGGTCATTCTTCATAATACAAATACACATTCTTTTATAAGTTGGAATTTCATTAAATTCTTTTATATCAATATCATCTTGATAATCCATTGTCACAGGTTTTTTATTGGTCTTATAATTGGTGTTTTCTTTAACATCAAAAGGTATTTCCAAATCCTTTAATTTGTTAATCACATCCAAAGATAAACAACCTCCCTTTTCTTTCCAAAATTTAATGCTTGTATTTAATTTATTTGTATAATTTGCTGCAATATCTTCTGGTAATGTGGATAATAAAAATTCCATATAAGTTTTCCAAGTATGGCAATTGGGTAATTTAATTTCTTTCCAACCCATAGCCGTTGTTCCGCCATATAACCCTGTAAAATTCACACCATTCACTCTACCTATAAGTTTACCCCAAGTATGTGGTTCAATGATTCTATAAAGCTTTAAACTATCTTGTGCGGTGCTAATGAAAGGACTGGCCACTCTCATTTGGTCTACGGTTAAACCTGCTTGGTAATAAACGTCATATAATTTATTATAACTCCATTCAAATTTATAATTTCCAACCCAAATATCTTCTGTAACCCAATCATAAATTGGGTAAGCATTATATATATTATCATACATTTGCTTGGTCCATTCTTTATTATTATATTTTTTATAATTTCTATCAGAATGTATTGCTCTCCAACGATTTAAACTTTCTTGAGTGCGGATTCCAACCAAACAACATGTTTTATTTGCTTGTTTTTTATTATGAATCCATAAACTAAATTGTTCTTGAAAATCATAATCCCACATATCTTCTGTATAAAAATCAAAATCTTTTTTGGTGTAACAATTCTCGGGAAGAGGGGAAACCCAAATATCTTGTTTGGTTTCATCCCAAGGTCTCCAATAAGATTCTTGCATTGATGTACAAGTTGTAACTTTGAAAGGTACACAACATCTATAAACATCAATAATATCTAAATTTTCACCAAGAACTTTGTTCACATATTCCGTGGTCATTTCATATTGAGCTTCATAATCCAAATGAAATACTCCAATCCTTTTATTAATGTTATTTTTTCTTATGTAATCAATACATAAATTTAACATTGCGCCACTATCCTTACCACCCGAAAATGAAACATAAATGTTATCAAATTCTTGAAAAATGTAATGCAACCGTTCTTGGGATAATTCAAATACATTCATTATTTAATGATTAAATCGTTTTCTGAATCCTTATCCATAAAAAATTTACCATCGGTAGTATAATAATAAACATGATTATTATCTAAAATTACTACTAAAGGATAAGTTTTTGAATTTCTTGTAGTAGTTAAGATTTTAGCTTCTTTTCCTTCTTTTGTTTGAATTAAAGTATCTGCTGTTACTTTGCTTAAATTGAACTTTGCCATATTTTATTTTAATTTTGAAACACAAATTTTGGAATATTTTTTATATATCCCAAAAAAAGTTATCCACATTATTTCCAAATACGTACATTTTCCCTGTTTTCAAGGTGAGTTTTGCT